GGAGAACGCCTATAGAGGTGAAGCCCGCGACTTGGAATACTACGCTATTGATTTGCTTGACGACGTAGGCATTGACAAAGATTTGGCCGAACGCTATTTTGATTTTGATCAACTTGGAAATGCTTTGAAAGTAAGCGGTGACTTGGACTCACTTATCCTTGATGACTGGGAATACCGATACGATACACTAGCCGAGGCTGAAGCCGTGTACGACGAAATGTACGATATGCGCGACAACGAATTAGGCGAGTGGTACGTTTACGATTTGGTCGGAGACTAGGAAAGCGCACTGGGTGACAGGGTTAGCGATTACTTCGATTACAAGTCTTTTGCCCGCGACCTCGGATATGATGGGTATGACGTCATAGACGGCTACGTCTTCAGTAGCTACTAAAAGAAAGCATGAATTTAGAGTATCAAATAACTGTACACACTGCGAGAGCAGACCGCGTTTTCAATCTGATTAACCCAATAACCAGTCTGGAATTGGAGGTGTGGCAGGATGGCAAGGACACTGTAATAGACATCTTTTACACCTTCGGTTTTTTTGAAACTGAAGTAGATGAAATTCTGTATTTGCTCGAAGACAACCACTATCTGTTTACTCTTAAAGACGTATAAATGAGCAGACGAAACCCACTAATTAGCAGAATCTGGGACGGGTTTACTAACTCAGCCCAAGACGAACTCCTAGCTATGATCGAAGAGTTTAGAGAAGACTACCTTCTCGAAGACACTTTTCAGCATGGCCTCGATATTGTAGAGGAGGCAATAGTCGAAGAAGATTACGAAAGGGCGTGGGGAATCTTTGAAGACGTATACCCTATCCGTATGACACGGATAGACAGAGAACTATTTCAAGAACTTTTGAGCGAGGCATACTTCGCTATTTGATAAACACCTATATATAAATAGATATGGCAAGACGTAAATTTGAAGAGGTCGTGGAAGAAACCACCGCCGAAGTAAAAGAAACCGTGAGCGAAAGCCCCGACACTCACGAACAATTTGTATCAATTTTAGTGGACATGGGGTTGTCCGCTGAACAAGCTGAAGCTGTGCATTCTATGGCAATGGACCTAATCAATGCAGGCGACGGTGAAGAAACAGTAGAAACCGAAGTGAAAGAAGAAGTAAAGGTTGAAGCCAGCCGTGCCCGCCGTGGGTCACGCCGCAACTACAAGCGTACTGCTGGAAAGAAAACACGCATGAGCAAAGAAGACCGCACCGAACGCCGTCTTCGTCGTTTGATGCGTCAAAACGCGGACTTGAAAAACCAACTAGTAGAACTGGGTGCCCGCCCTGCGGCCCAGCCCCTGCGTAATCGTCCATCCAAAGGAACTCCTAGTGACACTGGATTAAACAATACGCCAGGCTCAACTGCGCAGGCATTAGAAATGATTAACAAACTTCGCAACAAATGAGTTACCCAGTAGCTACAAATCGTTCCCTCCGCCGCCGTCAGATGGCCGTAGGTGAGGGGCCAACAGTATCACCAGCCACTACTTACGCTGGTGTACTAAGCACGCCGTTTGTCGCCCCAGCTTTGAAGTTGGCCGACACACTGCAAAAAAACTACGTTCGTCAAATTGATGGACTGCAATGGAAAGCTGTAATTTCAAGCCTCTCTTCTACGGGAGTCATCCAGGCCGCTAACTGCGACTGGAACGATGGTGATACCCTCACCCTTGGAGAGCGCGTTTTGACACTTACAGACCTCGCTGTTATGGAGGCTTTGTGCCGTAAAACACTCTTGCCTACATGGGCTGGAATGACAGGTGCGCGTGAAACAATGGGAGCAGGTTCTCCTGAGTTCCAAACTTTCGCTATGGCTACTGTCGCTGGCTACGCCGCACAAGGTGTAGAGGTCGGCATCTGGCAGGGAGCAATGGCATCAGGTCAAAAAGGATTCCTTTCTGATACTGGAGCCTTGACTAACGCAGGCTATCGCGCATCTATCTTGGGAGCAGGTACTACAGCCTCACCACTGGTACGCGAGAAAATCGTAACAGCCGCTGGCTTTAACGCTGGAACCGCCGCTGACCCTAAGATTATCACAAACGCGGGTGCTTTCCATGAAGTCTACAACGAGGCTCTATCAAGCTGTCCAGCTATTTTGAACCGCACCGATGTAGCTTTCTACTGCTCACCAAAGACGGCGGGAAACTATATGCAAGCACTATCTAATTCTGGTAGCTTCCAGGGTGTGAACTTGCAGGCAACTAACCAGGCATTCGACACGTTGCAGTACCTCGGTATTCCGATCTACGTGTGCCCAGGTATGTTTGACGATGCGTTGATTCTCACTTACGTTGACAACCTCGTAGTAGGTAGCAACTTGAACACGGACTACACCACTGCTCAATACATTGACGCATGGCAGTTCGACGGTTCAGACCAGGTGAAAATCGCTATGCGTTTCGGATGTGGTATGCAAGTGGCAGTCCCAGGTGACTGTGTTGTCGGAGCATACACAGATGTAATCACAGACTAATCTATAAGGCATGGCTTGTACAATTTCATCAGGAAGAGTAGTAGATTGCGCGGATTCCGTAGGAGGGATTCAGCGGGTTCTCATTGCTAGTGAGTTCAAGGAAATGCCTACCCAATCAGACTGGGCTGTAACTGGAGACACGGTTACGGCTATCGCGGCGCAAACATTTTATACGTTTGAACTGCGTCCAGAACTGTCGAGTTTGACGGTAAACTACGCGGCTGACAAAGCCAGCGGAACCACGTTTTTTGAGCAGGTTCTGTCTTGTACTTTCCAAAAACTAGACGTTACAGATGTCGCTGACATCAAAGCAATTTGTCAAGGTCGCCCGAATATCTGGGTTCTCGACAATATGAATAAGTGCTGGCTCATTGGAGCGATGTACGGATGTAACGTGACGGGTGGAAATATCCAAACTGGAACAGCGTTTGGGGATATGAATGGATTTACGATTGACTTTACAGCAAAAGAAACCAATCCAATTTGGCTGGCAAATGCTTCTACAGTAGGAGTGGCAGGAGCCAACTATCCATTGGACCAGGTAACGAACGCTATAGTAGGCTAACGTAATTAGTAAAGGTTGAACATTAGGAGAAAGGGGTGGCAAATACGCTACCCCTTTTTCATTTGAAAACGAATCTGTAAAACGTATATATATAGGTATGATACAGATAACCAACGCAAACAGTTCTCAAGCCTTTAGGCTTAAACTAGATGGTTACAGCGAAACGACTAGAACAACAGAGGTGAACGTGGTATTTACCAACCAGCTTACTGGTGAGGTGTACAACCTTGGCGACGTAACGCCGACAACCACAAACGGACGATTTCAAACAATAGAGGTTGTCCCGCCTATTGTCCCCGCCCCTATGGTGGAAGGTCTATACATGGTGTCTATAACGTCAACTAACAAAATCGTATCTTACGCTACAAGATTGGCCTTTGTATCTTCTGTTCCCGCCTTCAGCGAAGGCTCCTTTACCTCCTATACAACGGGAGACGCTGACGCATATAACGTATACACTAAATGAAAAAGCAGTTCTTTAACATTCTCAATTACCAAAGCAGTAACACGCCACAATTTATTGAGAGCCAGAACAGAGAGTGGATGGATATGGGTAAGGACAACCTGTACCCCCACTACCTGGAAGAGTTGTATGTAAGTAGCAGTATTCACAGCGCGGTTGTGAAAGGTGTGTCAGAAATGATTTTTGGAGAAGGGTTTGACGCTATCTACAAAGACTTTAATATCGAGCAATGGCTCAAAGTCCAACAGATATTCGGGGATCAAAAATGCCTGAAGCGATGCGCGTTGGATTTGAAGCTGTACGGTCAGTGCTACTTTAACGTAATCTGGAGCCAGGATAGGTCAACGATTTCAGAAATCCACCACGCGCCAGCGGCAACCATTCGATGCGGTGTAGCAAACGATGAAGATGTCGTAAAGACGTTTTACCACAAAGCGAACTGGGCGGACGCAACAGAGCCTCAAGCCATCCCAGCCTTTGACACAAGTGACAGAACAGCGGCTAGTCAGCTACTGCATATCAAACTTTACAACCCTCTCAGTTTTTACTATGGACTTCCTGACTACTTAGGAAGCACCAACTACATAGAGGTAGACGCGGCTTTGTCAGAGTACCACTTGAACAGTATCAATAACGGATTTTTCCCGTCTACAATTTTGAGTTTCAACGATGGGGTGCCAACTGAAGAAGAGAGGGCGGAACTAGAGCGGCTGATTTACAACAAGTTTGGGGGGGCATCCAACGCTGGAAAGATTCTGATGACCTTTAATGACTCCTCAGAAAACGCTCCTACGGTAGAGAGTTTCAATATCAGTGACGCTCACAACGTGTACGATTACCTGAGCAAAGAGGTAGTAGTAAAAATCTTGTCTGGACACCGCGTCACATCGCCCCTGCTTTTTGGAATCAGAAACGAGGGCGGCGGGTTCGGCTCGAATGCAGAAGAACTGAAGGACA